GTCAGCGTCTTAACCAGATAGCGGAGCGCGTCCATCGCGTGGTCCTTTTGCTTGACCGGCTTTTCTTCCCCGCGCTCTTTGGCTTTCTGGTCCCAGACGTACGTTTCGATCTCCTGCCGGAACTTAATACAGGATTTGTCAACCCTGATCGCGCCCATCTGCATCATGGCCGCTGTTGTCCTGATCCCTTCCAGCACATCATTGTTCGCGTTCTTTACGCGATAACCCCGGTTTCTCAATTCCAGCTTGAAGTCCTCCGCTGCCGGGTCAACTATCACTTGAACATTCCGGTCGCCATTCAGGAACAGCTCGAGATCTTCCGCGTGCTCTGCGGTTGTCTTCTGCTTCTGGTCGGCAACCGAGTCCTGGTAATACTCCTTGATAATCCAGAACGTGTCCCCGTCGTCGTAGCAATCCAGGAACACGGTCGGGTTCGTGGTTCCGTAGTCAACGCCCACATAGCGATTGCAATAGGCATCATTCCACGGCTGAAACGTGTTGATATCAAACCCGTTCCGGTCTTCCCTCCAGCAATCGTAAATGATTCCCTCGGCCGCGCACCACTTACCCAGAATGTACCGGCTGTAGAACACCCCGGTGTACATTCTGCGGTAGCGTTCCTTCACTCTCTCCGCCAGCGACAGGTTGTCCTCCATGGTGAAATGCAGATACAACAGGCGTTTCTCAATATACTTGTTGATCCAGTTCACCTTAAACCAATGTAACCGTCCTTCCGGATTGCAGTTAACCTTCTATACCCTTGCTTTCGCAATATTTAGTTGGGAGTAGACTATCTCTTCATCTCATTGAGATGGCTGGCGCTTCGAAAACCGGAGTTTCACCGGCTCCCTACTTCCTCTCGGAATAGTCGTTACACCTTCCACGATGATTCGCGGCTTGGCACGGTATCTGCATGTTACTCAAATTCCCAATCATCAATCCTTGTTCCATCTTCGGGATTTGTTCCGGCAGATTTCCTTTTTCCCGAAATAACCTCCGATATTTTGCACCCGTTCGATATTCCTGCATAAATGGCGGCTTCACGAAGCGATGCAAAACTCTTTCCGAGCTTATCGGATTTTACTCTCTTGCTTTGATATGCATTTTCGCCTGCGCGCTTTCTTCTTGATTCTTCAGAGTGCTTTCTCCCCGTTTGAGATTTGCGCATCTTTTCCCGAGTCTCTTCCGACATGGTAAACACTCTTATATTCGAATCATAACGCATGCGATTCAATCCAGATTCTGCCGTCCCATATGCTTCAATGAAATGACGTTCTCTCTCGTTGAGCTTTTGATTGAGCTGCTCTATAGTTTCAGCCTCCACAATCTCCAGAATTTCAGTTCTGAAACTATCGAATCCATACTTCCCAATCTCTGTATATATCGGGCTTCTCCCGGCATTTGATTTTGCTCTATAATGAGCCATTCTCACTTTTATATTAACCGTTCTCCCGATATAACATTTCCCCGTAGGAGAGATAAGCATATAAACATATCCCTTCACTCAAATCACCTCATGGCGATTATATCGTGCGATTGTTAGGATTGCAATTGAAATTGGTAATTTAGCGTTTCACCGTTAGCCCTATCGGACACCCTGCTTTTGCAGGTTCACCAGCTTTTCATCTGCATATCGCTATGCAGCGTGGCTACTTCTTAACCAAAACTTCGATCCCTCGACAGAGCATCGGCCTGTCGCCTGGTTGACGAATGATTCCGGCATCAGGGCAACTTCATCAAACAGTACACCAGCCAGCGTCATACCTTGAATCAGATCCTGGGATGATTCGTCCCGGCCGCCGAAGTAATAGAAACTGTTGGTCACGCCCTTGCCCGAGATGATAATCAACTTTTCGGATCTCTTCTCGGTCACCTCATATCCCCGGCTTGTGGCGATCTTCTTGAAGTCCCTCAGAACATTCCGTCTCAAGGAGCCGATGGTCTTTCCGCACAGAGCAAACGATTGCCCGCCGTACGTGTTCATCGCCCAGAGGAGGAACGAGGTTTCCATTGATACCGTCTTCCCGGATCTGATCGCCCCGTCCGCTATGATTCCGTCATAATCGTAAAACGGAGATCCAGGCACCCACCAGGACAACACCTTTTTCTGTTTCTGGCTGAACGGCAGAAAGTGAAAAACGTCATTCGCTGTCTTCAATGGTGTCTGGGGTGTCGCCACCATCATTAAACACCTCCCCGGCAATACCGGCCATGGCATCCATGAATCCGTCGCTGTTCCGGATCGCCTCCACTGCCTCTTTCTGTACCTTCAGGCGTTTCTCTTCCATGATCGTCTTGGCATCCTCGCCCAGCATTTCAAGAGCCAGCTTCACCGCCTGGATGTCGCCCTTCATGCCTTTCTGGATCATGGCAATCATCATCAGCTTTTCGGTGGTGAATGATCCGTCCTCCGGATCTCCTCCCATTCCCTTGAGGCTTCTGGCTAATGCCTGCGTCATTTCAGGCTTATAGGCAAGCACTTCTTTGAGGAACTGCCGGGCTGCGCCCTTCTTCCTTCTGGCTACCCCAGATGCCTTGCCTGCCTCTCTCGCTATTCTCGCCTGCTCCTCGCCAGCTCGAAACTGCGTGGCAACTCCGTTTTTAAGGTTTTCATCGTTCGCCACTCTTCATCACCGGCCTTAATAACTGTCGGTCCACCTCATGCGCGATCCTCGCCATCATGACAGGCGGAACGCTCATGCCGCATACGTACTGCGGTTGCTGATCCAGAAAGTCATAGTCCTGCGGGAAGGTCTGGACATTGATAAAATCCTCTTTCGACATCCCTTCCCCGTCATGCATCCGGAAGTAAGATCCGCCTGACGCGATGGTCCCACACACCTGATTGTCCGACCAGATGTAATTGCTGAACCCCTTCATTTCTCCGTACAGCCGGAGATTAATATCCGACAATCTCCTGTCTGTTGGTTTCCGGTTGTCCATCAATTTTCTGGCCGCCGTCCCCTCTTTCAGGGGAACGCCATGCTCAGATCTTACTTTTCCGAACAGAAGCATCTTCTCGTTGAACCCCAGAGACAGTCTCGGGAGATCCAGATCCTTTCTCCTCGCAATGAAAAAGACGCGCTCCCTTCTCTGGGGCACGCCCATCTTTGCTCCGTTCAGGAGAAATAACTGCGTATCATATCCTGCCTCCCGGAACGCCTTGAAGATTTCATTCACATATCCCTTGGCGTTTCCGGCAACCAGTCCTTTGACATTCTCCGCGACTACCGTCTTCGGCTGCAGTTTCTTCGCGATCTTGATGAACTCGAAGAACAGGTCATCCAACCTTTGGGCTTTCTGCCCTTCCCGGAACTTCTTCTCTACTCCCCATCCCTTTTCACGCTCACCCGCCTGGCTGAACACGCTGCATGGCGGCGATCCGTCCAGGATATCCAGATCGAACAGATCTTCCGGCAGATTATCATTCGGGATCTGCTCGAACTCCCGGACGTCCATCAAATAATTGTGCTTCGGATGGAGATTCGCCACATAGAGTTTGTTCATCGCCTGGTCAATCTCGCAATCCCCGATCACGGTGAACCCGGCGAGTTTGTATCCCATCGATGATCCTCCGCCGCAGGAGAAACAGGAGAAAACCTTGAGGCCGTTCTTCTCTACGGCGTCCAGATCCCTGAGATACCATCTCCAGTTAAGATTCACTAAAATGAAAACCGCATTCCGGACACTCATATTCGAAGGCCTCATCTTCGAAGTCATCGGCGTTAAACTCTTTGCCTGTGTCCTTGATCTCATACGGTTCCGGCACGTCCAGATCCTCAAAACCGAACTGGAGCATGTCGATTTCATCCCCGATCTCGGCAATGGCATCCGCCAGCAGCGGCATATCCCATACCGCCATTTCGGCTACCCGATTGTCTACCAGCCGGAAGGCCTTCGCCTGATCCTCTGTCAGATCCGCCGCCTTGATCGTCGGTACTTCCTTCATGCCGATCTTGCGCGCAGCCAGGAGGCGCGTGTGCCCGGCAATGATCACGTCATCTTTGTCAATGATAATCGGCACCAGGAAACCGAACGCCTGGATGGACGCCGCAACCTTGTCCACCGCGTTTCGGT